TCGTTGCCCAGATTACCGAATATGTTCAGGCGGAAGGTCTGAATCCTCCGATCCTGACAACCAAAGTGCAGATCACCGGCTATGAATACCTGACTTATCAGGACTTTCAGGAGAACAGCGGTCTGAGAGTTGAAGTGCCTGTCCGTCTGGGTGAAGTGTCCGATACAGACCTCGCCGCGCTCAGCGCTAACGGCAAAATCAAGATCTGGCAGGACGGCATCGAAATCCCCGTTACCGCTGTCCCGGAGGGCGCAATCACAGCCGATACCATCGCAACGATGGACGAGGACGGCACGATGCACATCCTGATTTCTCCGCAGGTCACTGGTACGCAGGAAGCCATCGATGCCATTTCTCCTCTGGTGGATGAGGTTGATAAGCTGGGTGTCACCACGGCAGGCATGTGGGCAGGTATTATGCCTGCGACCACAATGGACCTGATCGGTTCCGCGGTCAGCCGAATCAACTCCTATACCAAAACGCTGGACTACAACGGATGGCAGAAGTTCTGGGCAGCCCTGCGCGGTGAAAGCACCAATCATGGTGTGCTGGATCAGAGCATGCGCTATGACTTCAACTCGCAGACGGTTGCTGAGCTTTCTGCTTATGTCGGCGAAATGGTCGCAGCAATCATGCAGGGCAAGCAGGTGTCCGAGGAGGACATTGCAAACCTGCAGGCCATTGTCACATTCCTCAATGGTCTGGATACCACAGAAACCGGTGCCCACATCCTTGAGGGTGTTGCCCAGGGTATGACGGAAGCCGGCTGGGATACGGATGCCGAGACAGTTGCAGCCAATCTGGAATCCGCTCTGAACATGGCATTCGACATCAACTCTCCGTCCGAGCGCGTGAAGCCTGTTGGCGACAACGTGGCGGCTGGCGTCGGTGCCGGCATGAGCGCACACGACTTCTCTGCGGATGCAACGACGGTCGCAACTTCTATTGAGACGGCAATCTCCACTGCTTTCCCGGCTGCAATGCTGGCTTCCTATGGCACAGCCGGTATGCAAGGCATCGCTGATGCAATGACTGGCTACAGCATGTCTGCCACCGGAAGCACGGTTGGCTCCAATGTGAAGAGCGCCGTCAATTCCAGCCTGACCAGCACAACGCTTCGCTCTGCAGGCGTCAACGCAATGGCTGGTCTGAAGGCAGGCATCAACGCAGGCCGCTCCGGTGTGATCTCTGCCATGCGCTCTGCCGCCCGGGCCGCTGTCAGTGCCGCGAAATCCGAACTCAAAATCAAATCGCCTTCTCGCGTTTTCGAGGATGAAGTCGGTGTCATGACGATGCGCGGCTTCGGACAGGGCGTGCTGAAGGAAAGCAAGGAACAGGCACGTGTCATCCGCAACGCATCCCGCTATCTGACAGGCGAAGCAAAGAACAGCGCCATTGGCTATACCGCCAGTGACAATCGGCGCACTTACAACAACAACGTGAAATCTACCATCCAAGTCGCACAGATGGTTATCCGTGATGAGCAGGATATCCGCTCTCTGGCTGTAGAGATCGCAACGCTGACCAGACGACAGCAGCGCGGAAAGGGGCTGAGAATGGCATGAACGACTGGTTTGAATGGAATGGTGTGAAATGTACCGACTACGGAATCTATGTGACCGAACAGCCTCCGCCCACCATACCGGAGGAGCGCGTCACCTTCACAAGCATCCCCGGACGGAGCGGGTCGCTGACCACTCTCGAAGGGGACTATGTATATGAGGATATGGTGCTGACAGCTACCTGCGTGATCTCTGATCCTGACAGGATTCCCGAGATCGCCGGGTGGCTGCGCGGCTCCGGTACAGTCACCTTCGCCAACCGCGATGGTGGCTTTTATTATGCCCGGATCATCAACCAGATTCCGTTTGAGAAGATCCTCCGGGGCAATCCGCACCGCACCTTCGCTGTCAACTTCCGCTGCAAGCCATTCTGGTATGAAGCGGATGTGGCTCCCAAGAACATCCAGCCTGCCAGCGGCAGTACCAGCGGATATGTGACCATGCAGAACCCAGGCAACGTACCCTCTGAACCAATCATTACTGTGACCGGAAGCGGCGAGATCACGCTGATCGTTGACATGACCATTGTGGAGCTTTCCGATGTGAACGGTGAGATCACGATTGATTCTGTGCTGCAGGAAGCGTATTCAGGCATCACTTCCATGAACAGCTGTATGAGCGGTGACTTTCCGACGCTGCCGCCCGGGAACAGTACAATCTCGTGGACAGGCAATGTGACATATCTGAAGGTTCAACCCAACTGGCGGTATTTGTAATCTCTTTGATTAAGTATTGACTTAAACACTGAAAGATGTATAATTAAGCCATTACTTAATCAGAGGTGATGATCATGGAAGTCGAAAAGATGCTGAAAGCTCTCGCGGAGCCTATGAGGTTCAGAATATACAATCACCTTCTTGAACGGAAGCACTGCGTAAGGTCGCTGTCCAAGAAGCTGGAAGTAACCGAGTCAGCCATATCCCAGCATCTGAAGGTCATGCGTGAAGCAGGCTTGATTTACGGCGAAAAGTACGGTTACCACACTCATTTTCTCCCAACGCAGGAGGCCATTGACAGTCTGACTGCATTATTTCAGCAGATGCGCGAAAAAGCCCTCACTGTTGACCGGGACATGACCGTGTGCAACTGCGAGTTCAGGAAGGAGGAAGAATCCAAATGAATATCCTGTTCGATTTGTTCTTGACCTTTGCCAAGATTGGTGTGTTTACATTTGGCGGCGGTTATGCCATGATTGCCATGATAGAAAACCACTGTGTCGAACAAAAAAAGTGGATTTCTCACGACGAGATGATGAACGTGACGGTCATTGCAGAATCTACACCCGGCCCGATTGCTATCAATGCCGCGACATTTGTCGGCTATAAACAAGCCGGATTTCTCGGTGCTGTGATTGCCACGCTGGGCATCGTTCTCCCTTCGTTTCTGGTTATTTTTACTATTTCCTCACTGCTGGATCATTTCCTTGAGATTACAGTCATTGCCAGTGCATTCAAGGGAATCAAGATCGCCGTAGGCATATTGATTCTGGACGCCGCCATCACAATGATCAGGAAGATGCACAAAACGGTACTTCCGCGTGTGATCATGCTCTGTTCCTTCGCGACAATGCTACTGATCAATATTTTCGCATGGAATTTTTCTTCCATCAGTTTGATGCTCATAGCAGCGGCTGTAAGCCTGACCATTTTCTGTATAAAAGGTGCGCCTGATCAGAAAGGTGGTGCGAAGAAATGATTTACCTTGATTTGTTCCTTGGCTTTCTTCGTGTAGGCCTGTTTGCCTTTGGCGGAGCCTATGGTGCAATCCCTCTTATTCGTGATGTTGTTCTGTCCTATGGCTGGATCACAGATGAAATGCTGACATACATGATTGCTGTCAGCGAAAGTACACCGGGCCCCATCATGGTCAACCTTGCTACATATGTAGGCAGCAGTCAGGCCGGACTTCTGGGCGCGTTTTTTGCCACGCTTGCGGTTGTGCTTCCGTCATTCGTCATCATTTTGCTGATAATGATCGTTCTGAAGAACCTATTGAAGAATAAATATGTTCAGGCGATTCTGCGAGGATTAAAGCCGTGCGTGATAGGCATTGTACTGAGCACGGGCATATACATGATTCTTAACAACTGCTTTGGGCTGAAAAACGGTTTCACATTTGACTGGAAAGCAACCATGCTGACAGCCATTCTCTGCAGCATACTGTATGGATCGAAGCCGATGTTGAAAAAGAAAGTATCGCCGATCCTGCTGATTGTAATCTCAGCTGTACTTGGTATATTGACCTACGGTATCTAATCAAATATTCGAAGCGTCACTTGCATCAATCAGGTGGCGCTTTTACTATGCCCGAAAGGAGGAAAATCCGTTGATTTGTGTTTATCCTGCTGACTGCACAGACTTCTCCAATAACGGTCTGGGAGCGGTCAGCCCGACATCTTGTACTGTCACCGAAACGCTGAACGGCGAATGGGAACTGACGCTGGTTCATCCCATTGATGAACGGGACAAGTGGCGAAAGCTCACGGACGGCGGCATCCTTCGCGTCCCTGTGCCTGCCGCCATGACTCCGCAGATCAATCTGGTCACCCAGCAGTACCAGACTACTACTTATGACGTGGAAGTCTATAAGGTCAGCACGAGCCGAGATCCGCTTCGCCTGCGCTCCGGCACAGGCACGAAGTATAAGATTCTCGGCAAGTACAAGAAAGGCACCGAGGTTATCGTCATCGAGAAAACCTCGTCCTCCTGGTACGAAGTGACCTGTCCCGACGGCAAGCACGGCTACATGTCCTCCGAGTACCTGACCTATGTACGCACGGAACAGCAGAGCATGACCACCAATGTGGGCTTCCGCAATGACGTGGTTGAGGCACGCCAGCTGCGCGATCAGCCCTTCCGCATTTACCGTGTGGTGCCTGAACTGGATAAGGTTACAGTATATGCCAGACATATCTTCTACGATCTGCTGGACAACATGATCAAGCAGATCAAGCCCGCCTCTGATGCTGTCGGCGCCTCTGTTGTGAAGAGCATTTCAGACGGCTGTCTGTCCGAGCACGACTTCACGTTCTACTCCGATCTGGAGAGCACGGCTTCGGATGTCTCTTTTGAGAACATCAACCCGGTGGAGGCTCTGCTGGGTGAGAACGGTCTGACATCCAAGTATGGAGCCGAGCTCGTCCGGGACTGGTTTGACGTGTTTCTCGTCAGCCGTGTTGGTACGGACAGCGAGGTACAGATCCGCGAGAAGAAGAATCTTACCGGCATCTCCATCGATGTGGATATGACCGATGCGGTTACGCGCATCATGCCCACGGGCGAAGACGCGGACGGCAATGTGCTGTATCTGCCGGAACTGTACATCGACAGTCCGAACATCGGCGCTTTCCCGCATCCGAAGTGGATTCACCTTCCGGTATCGGAAGCCAAGGAAGTGGCTGAAGGCGATAACTACAAGAGCCTGACATCCTGCTATCAGGACATGCGCAAGGCTGCACAGGCCGAATACGATGCTGGGTGCGATATGCCCACGGTCACGCTGAAGGTAGACTTCGTGAACTGCAAGGATACTGAGGAGTACAAGCAGTTTGCGGCACTCTCCGATATCTTCCTCGGTGATGCCGTTCGTGTGGTTGCAAGGCGTCTGGGCTTCGAAGTGACCATGCGCATGACGCAGTACACCTATGACTGCCTGACCCGCAAGTACACCAGCGTGACGCTTGGAACGGCGGCTGAAACGCTGGAAGGAACGACCATCTCTGCGCGTCAGCTGGCATCCGGGTCGATCAGCGGCACGAAGCTGATGCTCAACTCTATTGGCTCCGGACATCTGCAAAACGGATCTGTCGGCAGTCTGCAGGTGAAGGCTGCTGCGATCCAGAGCGCACACATCCAGACGGCAGCCATCACGCAGGCACACATCGCGCAGGCGCTGATCGAAACGCTGAATGCCAATGCGATCACTGCGGTTTCTGCCAAGATTCAGGAATTGGCTGCCGGGCAGATCACGACGGACGAGCTTTATGCTTCCATTGCCATGATCTCCACCGCCCAGCTGACTACTGCGAACATTATCAATGCGAATATTGAGTGGGCGCAAATTGAGTCGCTGGCAGCTGACATAGCGACTATCTCCAAAGCTCAGATCACCAGCGCGAACATCAATGAAGCCAATATCGACTGGGCGGCAATCAACAGCCTGACGGCTGCAGTTGCCAGCATGGTAAAGGCGGATATTGAAACCGCCGACATCGATTGGTCGCACATCAAGGATCTGGCTACCGATACCGCGATCATCACGCAGGGTACTGCCGGCGAGCTCTATATCGCAAAGCTGGCTGTGACCGAAGCGAATATGGTATCCCTGACCGTTGGCGAACTCGTTGTGAAGGGCTCGGACGGTCATTTTTATTCCGTAAGTGTTGATGAGAATGGTGAAGTGGTCACAACCCTCAAGCAGGTGGCGAACGATGACGTCGCCGATCTTTCCATTCACGGCACAGAAAAGCTGATCGAAGGCTCCATCACCGCCAAGACACTGAATGTGCAGGAGATCTTCGGTGACAATGCTACCATCCGAAGCCTGATTGCTGCCAACATCGATGTTGACACGCTGTTTGCCCGAGAGGCAACGCTCAACGCCATCAATGCGATGGACATTACGAGCAATACCTACCTCAAGCTGATGGTGGCTGAAAAGGCTGACCAATCTGATGTTGATGCACTCGGCGAACGAATGGATGCTGCAGAACTGAAGATAACGCCGGATGCCATTATTTCCACAGTAACCGGCTCAGCGCAGTATAAGGCAGACCTTGCTGCGGCTTCTTCCACTGGCGGCGGTGTTGAGTTTGTTGTTGGTACACAGACAGGAACTACTGCTTCGTGGAAAGGAAATGTCAGCTTCTCCGAATTGAAGGACGGACAGCAGATTACCTACTGGCTTCCCTATACAAGCGGTTCGAGTGTAACGCTTGAATTGACATTCCCTGATGGAACCACCACAGGTGCAATTCCGTGCTATTACAGTCAGTCAAGCCGTCTAAGTACGCAGTACGTTTCCGGCAATGTGATCCGTCTGACTTACAGAGAAAATGCAAAATATCTCTCATATACCGTTGAAAAGGGATGGTGGGCGGATGCCGACAGCAATACCGACACCTATGACCGCATCCGTCATGGAACGATCAAGGCTAAGGAAAACTGTTCGTATTTCAAGTTCATCGTCAGTGATTCGGAGGGCTACTATCTGCTTGCGGCGGGTAAAGCCTTCGATGTGTCGAAGCCCATTCTGTATCTGACAAGTACGCTGACAGCCGGGTATACAACC